CGGATTTGATGGGCTTGCCGGCGACGAATGCGGGTGTGGAATCGATGACTTGTTTTGCTGTTATTGCGTTGATACAGCTTATCACTGTGAGCCGGCTTATAAGGTTAGGTGTCGACCGGAAACATATCTGGCTACGGCGGAGACAATAAAAAAACACAAGATGGAGAGGATTAAATGACACGTAAAGTTGACTTTTTCATACCCGGTAAGCCAGAATCCCGGAGCGCCGGAAAGATAACAGTAGTCGGTGGAAAACCTAGAACGTATCATAAAAAGAACTCTCCAGAACAAAAGTGGTTTGAACAATGCCAGAGGATAGCGAAAGAACACGCACCTAAACGGTTGCTTGATGGGCCGTTGAGGGCAACATATGCTTTTTATTTAGAACGCCCAAAGTCGGCCAAAAAGAGGCGGTATCCGCATGCGAAACCAGACCTTGACAACCTCGAAAAATTATTGAACGATGCATTGGAGGGGATTGTGTTCGTAAACGACAGCCGAATAGTTAAAAAAGAAAGCAACAAATATTATCCTCTGCCGGATCAAAGCTTGGGGGTATATGTAATAATTGCAGAATTGGCTGAATGGGATGACGACTACTCGACTGAGGAGGACAGAGAATGAGTGAGATAGACCTTTTGAAATTTCGCAAGCCCGCAGATCAGGTGTGGCATGTCTTGCCGGGATGCATGAACATGGACAGCTCGCCTCGCGTGTTGTGCGGCTCCAGGGGTCATCCAATCGCAAGAAGTGTTTTGAGTAAGCGTCAAATGTGGTTGCCAAAATACCGAAAGCAAATATGCGTGAACTGCTATAACGCCGTTTTTAAAAAAAACATCAAGCGGGTTAACGCTGAGAATATCAGGACAAATTGGCACTATGACGCCGAAATAAAAAAGGAGAGTTGGATATGAAAACAAATCGGGCAAACATGATTGACGCCATCAAAAAAGCCGACAACATACCGGGGTGGATGCACGTTCATGAACTGGAGTTTCTGCATAAAGTTTTTCTGACTTCGATCTTCGGATGGGTTGCAGAAATCGGCAGCTACCAGGGGCGGTCAACAATGGCTATCGCAGAGGCGTTGGCAACCCACGGCGGACAGTTGATTTCAATCGACCACCACGGTGGCGGGCCTGAACATCAGCCGGGCGGAACACACTTTGATCCAAAAACTTATGACGCCCACATCCAACACGTTAATACGTGGCCGCTATTCCTTGAAAACATTGCAAAGTATTCAAATGTTCTCCCATTTCTCGGGACAAGTGAAAACGCGCTTATATTCATCAAGGCAAATTCACACAAGGTTAAAGGTTGGCCGTTTTTCGATGCGGTCTTTATCGATGGCGGCCATAAATACGATGATGTGAAATTCGACATCGTTAATTGGGGCGAATTGACAGGGATGATTATTGTTCACGACTATGAACCCGGCCCGGGCGACCGGGGATGGATAGGCGTATACCGGGCGGTTCAGGAGCAGTTGGAATTGGGATGGAAAATAACAACGGGTTGCGGCACGCTAGTCGTGTTGGAAAGGAAGTAAAATTATGATAAGTAAAAAACCGCGCAGAGGAGGATTGAATGAGTCGCACTATATCGCAACTGTTGCACTATGTCGCAATTGTTGACGGTGAAGCTTTGCCCAGTCAGACTAGCCTGACATTCGGCACAGAGGGTGGTCATCGGATATTTGAAATTAGCTTTTGGACAAAAAATAATTGCAAGGAACATTTGATATTGTTTAACAATATCTTGAGCGGCAAGGGCATAAACGTTCAGGTGACGTTCGGAGGCGCAGAAGTACCGATAGGAGCTAATTGTCACGCGGAAAGCTGGCACATTCGTGAAAATCTAGATGATTGCATTAAGGCATATATCAAGTTTAAATCAACTCACGGAGGTTTTAAATGAAGTGGTCTTGGAGTAAAAAGAATGACAAGCCAGTCGAGCAGCGCGAAAGAAAAACATCGATAACTCAACATGGAGATAATATTCACAAGCGGTGGACTGTGTTGTTTTATGGCGCATATTGCGTTCGGCGAATTCAATTGAAAATCATCAATGGAGAGGAAGTGTATATCGAGGAATACGGGGGAGGGCTGCTCGATAATCGTGTTGAGATGGAGTTGCCGGCCGACGCGGCCCGCAAGATTGCCGAAGCCATATTGCTTAATACGAAATCGGAGGTTTTAAATGAATCCCCATAAAGGAGAACAAATGAAAGTAACAAAAAGGAGGAAGTGATGAATCAACCCGAAAACGGCAAAGTATACCGATTGACAATAAGCGGTCACAATTTGGATGGGGAAACAGGCGTTGAAATTGGGCAACGAATGAAGACCAAAACATTTAAAGTTGAAGCGGTGTATTTTAAGGACAATACGGCCCATAAAGATTTGATGGATTCACTTATCTCTGGCAAGGAATATGAATTGGTGATGAAAAGCAAGAACAATCCTGATTCACCATTTAAGGCAAAATGCAAGGTCGTGGAATGGAAGTTGCGTATATCGAGGAATGCCGTTGTGAGACTTGTTGTGAAATTCGAGGAGATAAAGGAGAACAAATGAAAGTAACAAAAAAGCAGTTCGGCGATGCGTGGCCCTTCACGGTCAACAGTGGGAAGCTGTGTTCACCCAAACCAAATGCGGCATGCTTTAAATCGAAGGGCAAGATTTATGCTTTAAATGGAATAGCGATGGCTCACGGATATGCGGATGTGGATTCGATCTGGCGCGATGATCCGCGACCGGGCGGAATAAAAATACATCTCAGGCCGATGGTTGTCATTGCGCTGGAACTTGATAAAAGCCAATGAAAGATGTTAAAATTGCAATTTTAATTCCCTGCACCTGGGAGTATATGTTCAAGGCGCACGTCCAGAGCCTGCTTGCCTTGATATTCGATTTCATTAAACGCAACCCCGATGTGTCGATGAAAATCTTTTGGGGCAACAAAATGCCAATATCGGCAAATAGAAACCTCACCGTCCGGGGAGTTTTGAAAGACAAGTCCGAGCACTGGACGCATTTGCTATTTCTTGACGGCGACAACACGTTTCCGCTCAGAATGATAGATCGGCTGGTAGACCTTTGCCAACACCGCGACATCGCGACCGGCGTGTATTTCAAAAAGGGGTTTCCACACGAGGCAGTTGCGATGGTGCGCAAAATCACCGATGACTTGCCTTGGGATGGCCGGACATATCATCCCGTAGTCGTTGAACGCAAACGGCCAGTCATTGGTAACGTGCACGCCATGGGCATGGGCTGCACGATGATTCGCCGCCACGTATTCGAAAAATTGCCGCACCCTTGGTTTTATTACGAATATTCAACAGGCGATGGAGAAAATACGGTTTCCGAGGATATGCCGTTTTTCCGTGCGGTGACTGACGCCGGGTTTACGACTTGTGTTGATACACACATCGTTTGCGGACATCTCAAAACCGAGGCTGTGGGAATTACACATCATGAGATCGGATGCGAATTGAGGCAGGAGAAGTCTAAGGCAGGCAAGTAGTCGCGACGTGGCTACCGTTCTGAAAGGATCGTAGTGATTGATTTTTTGGAAGGAGGAGAACAGTAGCATAAATTAACCACTAACTGAAAGGAATGAAAAATGGGAAAAGAGAAAAGAGAAAAGGTAGTGCCATACCTCGCAGAAAAAGACCTCGTGGAATTAAATCTCGTGAGGTGCCCAAATTGTAAGGGTGCGCACTTTCGCCACACTGGTAACATGCTGATATACCGCAATTACGACTATCAAGGCAAACGGCATAGCGGTGAGGTCGATATAAGTTCTTATCTCGTATACACCTGTGTGGGCTGTGGGTCGCCTTGGGTTGAAATAAATGATCAACTTTTCGATGCATCAGAGGAGGTTAATATCACGCAATATGATAAAGTAAACGCAGCATTGAAAGCGGACACAAAAACTGACCCTCACTGCTAGCCACAAAATGAAACCCGCTTAACGGCGGGTTTTGTTTTAACTTGGATATTTACACGATTAAAAAATTACCCCTTATTATTATATTATAACCTTGCTATTTGACAAACGTCCAAAGGTGTGCGATTCTCCGTACAGGTGCGCGGGTTTGCGTACATATTAGCGATGAATATTATTCAACCACTTCGAAAGTTGGCAATTCCCATTGACGGGCTTCATCCAGACCCCGCAAATGCTCGTCAACATTCCGAGCGCAACATTGATGCAATCAAGGCTAGCTTGGCGAAATTCGGCCAACGATTACCCATTGTCGTGCAGCGGGAAGGAATGATAATCAGGGCCGGAAACGCCCGCCTAGAGGCTGCAAAGCAGCTTGGGTGGACTGAAATCGCCGCTGTAACGATTGATGAGACTGACATTGAGGCCGTAGCCTTCGCTATTGCCGATAATCGAACCGCAGAACTTGCCGAATGGGATGACGATATACTCGCCAAACTTCTCATAGAAGTTAAGGAGTCGCCCGATATTGATGAAATGGTGGCTGGATTCGATGAAACCGAGATGAATGACATATTCTTAAACTTTAAGCCTGAACATTTAAAGGATCAGCCACGACTTGACGAAAAAAAGAAGATTACCTGCCCGGAGTGTGGACATGAATTTACACCTTGACGGCTGCTCGCATAGAGCTGCGAAGTATGCGGTTGAACATTGGCACTATTCAAAGTCTTTGCCCGCAGTGAAATTGTTTAAATTGGGTGTTTGGGAAAATGAACAATTCATTGGAGTAATTATATTTTCTACAGGAGCAAACCCAAATTTACATAAACCTTATAATGTTGGAAAATTTGAATGTTGTGAATTAAGTAGAATTGCGCTAAAGGAACATAATGCATGCATAAGTAAAATTGTTAAAATAGCTATACTAATTTTAAAAAAGCAATCCCCAAAAATAAGATTGATTGTTAGTTTTGCAGATCAAAATCAAGGCCACCTTGGTATAATATATCAAGCTGGTAATTGGATATATACTGGAACAACAGGATGTGATTATCATTATTTTTATAAAGGAAGATGGGTGCATCGCAGACAATTGCACAGTCTTGGAATATCAAGCAAAGATTATAGGGGAAGAAAAAAAAAGACTCTTGGTAGGCATCGCTATTTATATCCCCTAAAAAAACCAATGCGTAAACAAATAGAGTCTTTAAGACAACCATATCCGAAACGCGCCGGAAGCGATGGAGCTACCCAGTTGACCAAATTGGGCAGGCGGTTCGATCCCGACCTCGGCGCTTTACAGGCGACACAGGCATGAAGTATACCGAAGAACGTACAGAGAAGATAGTCAATTATATAAAGCTTGGGCTGCCCGTAGTACGTGCATGTCATGCAGTTAATATCAGCACTGAAACACATTATCGGTGGATTAAAGAACATGATGATTATGAGGCTCGCGTGCGCGAGGCAGAAGCTGCCCTGATGGCGCGAGATCTTGGAGTGATAGAGGCGGCTGCAAAAGGCGGGGATGCCAAAGCCGTCATGTGGCGATTAGAACGCCGATTCCCCAACGACTTCGGCAAAGCAGACCGCTTGCAACTCCAAGGCGATTCCGAAAAACCTATTGATTTACGGGCACTTATAAGCAGGATGAATGGAAACAGCAAGACAGATTGATATCGAGCAAGTGTACCTAGACACGATCTATCGTGACCCTCACGAGTTCGTTACGACCGTATTGGGCGTAAATCCCACCGATCAGCAATGTGAGATATTAGAGGCCATGCGGTCGCATAAGCGAATAAGCGTGTGTTCAGGGCATGGAATTGGCAAAACGGCAGTGATCGCGTGGGTTATCGTGTGGTGGCTGTGCACCCGAATGGATTGCCGTGTAATGATAACCGCTTCGAAAGAATCCCAAATCAAGCGCCAGATATGGCCCGAAGTCAGCAAATGGCTGGGGCGGGTGCTTCCTGATTCAGAATGGCAAAAAGCCGCCAACCATTTTAGGGCCAACATCTCGGTCGAGGCGACCACGATATTTAGAAGTGACAATCAACGAGGTGCATTTGCGTTAGGACATGTAGCGCGGATTGGTGTTCCCGAAACACTCCAGGGCTTTCACCACGAGCACCTTTTGCAGATAACCGACGAAACCAGCGCAATACCAAACGAGCACATGGAAGCCATTGAGTCAACACTCACTGAGTCAGATAACCGCCTGTATTCATTCAGCAATCCCACACGGCGGACGGGTTGGTTTGCCGACTCTCAAAAAACCACATCGCGTTACCACCGGATAAAATTCAGTTCGATTGATAGCCCGCTCGTGTCTGAGGAGTGGATTGAAGACATCGCGAAACACTACGGTGAGCATTCCAACATTTATCGCATACGCGTACTTGGTAAATTTCCCAAGAGCGATGACGACGCGCTCATTTTATACGATTGGATTGACGCCGCTCGCGAACGTTCAGGCGGTGTGGATTCCGGCCCCATGATAATGGGTATTGACCCCGGCAGGTCAGTTGATGGCGACGCCACCGGCATCGTGGTGCGCTCAGGCGATAGAGTGCTTCACACTGAGCAGATGTGGATTGACGACTTAATGAAGGTGGCGGGCGTGGGAGTAAGGCTTAAGAACGAGCTGATAGCCGCATACCCTGACTTGGATTGGGGCTGGTTCGCGGTAGACGTAATCGGGCTGGGTGCTGGCGTGGCCGATGCGCTCAAATCTCAGGGTGAGGAAGTGGAGGACGTCAACGTTTCCGAAGCGTCAACGATGTACAACGACGCGGGCAACAAGGAAGCCGAAAGGCTACGGGATGAACTGTGGCTTAGAGTACGCGATTGGTTAAAAGAAACTGGTAGCCTCAAGGGTTTGGATGACGGCATATTGGAAGTGCTGACCGCCGAGTTGGGAGCACCGAAGTACAGCATAGGGCTGTCTGGCGCGATTAAAGTTGAAGGCAAAAAGGAAATGAAAAAGCGAGGTATCAGTTCGCCGAATCTAGCAGACGCCCTGTGTTGTACCTTTGCGCCCGGGCCGCAGGATTCGGGATTCTGGAGTGTAATAATTTAGGAGGATGAGATGAATGAATCAGCAGAATTAGTGTTTATCGTAATCCCTGTTATGGGGGCTGCGGTATATTTTGCGCTGTTTCTTTTCGCTAAGATACTCGAAATTTAGGAGGTATTATGTTTGATAAAAAGATTGAAAACAAAGTTATAAACGATGTGATGAAAAGGGCCACAGAGGATGTCGATATTGCAACCGTTCCCTCTCCGGTTGTCATCGAATCCAAAGCGCCCGACATTCGCATCAAGATCGGCAACTGCTATAATTGCGGCGCTCCCATCTACCAAGGCGACGGCTGCAACGACTTCACATGCGCATGTAAAAGGTTTCGCGAATAGTGTGGCCGTTTTCTAAAAAAGAAGCTGGCGTCCAGGAATCTTTTGTGGTTCCCGCCGGCAATACCAACCGTCCTGCGTATGATTATGATAAGTACGCTCGGGAAGCTTACCAGCTCAATAGCACGGCGGCGACTTGCATCAAATGTTTAGGTCGGGCAATCGCCGGGCTACCGCTCAAGGTATATCGCATGCAGGGCGGTGAAGAGCGGCTACTGCCAGACCATAAGGTGTGGCAATTCTTTAAGCGGCCTGACAATTTCAAATATAAATCATGGGAGAAGTTGCAAGTCGGCAATTTGGCATACATGCACCTGAACGGCAATTCATACCACTACATTACGGGGGTGAGGGGGTACCCACAGCATTTGACACTACTCAGGCCCGACAGGGTAACGATTAAATTAAATGACGCCGCCACTGAAATTTCACATTACGAATATCGCACAGGTTCACGGGAGCCGATTCGCTACGACCCCGAATCGATACTACACGTCGCAACGTTCAGTCCCCTGAATGATTTATACGGGGAGCCGATATTGAATGCCGCGACATGGGGCCTTGACTCTGACAATATGGCGCAAGCCTGGAACGTATCGGTTTTAAAAAACCTCGGAGCGCCATCAATGTTGTTGGAAGCTCCAGAGCACGCCAAGATGATGACGCCCCAACAAATTAAGCAAATGCGGTCACAATTTGCAGAGCGATATCAAGGTTACAAAAACGCGGGCAAGCCCATTGCGCTGGCCGGTGGCTACAAGCCGCATGTGATAAGTTGGAGCGCCAAGGATTTAGACTGGCTGGCAGGTATGGTGTCGGCCCAGGTGAGGATAGCCATTGTATGCGGCGTCCCCCCTGAGCTAGTGGGCATTCAGGGACAAAAGACTTATGCGAATTACAAGGAAGCCCGACGTGCGTTTTACATCGATACCGTAATTCCAACCACCAAGATATACCTCGGCGAATTGGTTCCGTTTTTAAATCACTGGTTCAACGATGAATTTGAAATCGGAATAGATGAAGATAAAATTGATGCACTCCAAGAAGACACAAACGACAGGTGGACGCGGGTGGACAAGTCGAGGCAAGGCGGCATTTTGACAACAAACGAGGCCCGCGAATTGTTAGGCTTCGACCCGATACCGGGCGGTGACTCTATTCTCGTAAACGCCAACCTGCTACCCCTCGATGTGGTGGGGTCGTTTTCAGAAATACAACCGGCGAAAAAGCCGATGGGAGGTACAGAAGAATGAGTGGATTTAACGTACGTCAATCAAACGTTGCCGTTATTGGGGCAACTGCCGATACATCGATTTGCCTGATTGATCTTGATGACACCACAAATTGGAAGCACGGCAAAACCGACCATGCGATTATTCACGGGTGGGATTTGAGCCTATTAGTAAACACCGCAAAAACATGGGTCGCTTATTTGGGAGTTGTTACTGAAAACGATGCGACAGATGGGACAATTGCAGTAATAGACCTGCTAATCGCCAATGAGCAAGACGTGTTTGTCCATAAGTCACAATGGATACCTGGCGGCCTCGATTTAGCGCTGGGATCAGGCGCACTTTTACATCACAATCTTACGCCAAACGCAAATAATGTGGCCCTGAAAAACGATGTTAACTTTACAACCCCGTCCGGAGGAAACGCCCTGATCGAAGCGGGCGACGTGGTGTTGCTGCTTGATGAGGTAGAAGACGCGGCCAACGTTATCGGGGTCTTTACTGTCTGGTACACAACGGAATAAAAATGGAATTAGCTTACAAATTTGACCCCATTCCCGATTCAATCCCGCTGACAAGTCGGGACATCGAGAATTTATTAACCGGCGCACTGGATAGCGAATCGCCGGCCATGATACGCGTGCTTGTGGACACATGGAATGCCCAGGCCGAGGCCATTAAATATGGCGATGTCGAAGCGATGCTGAATCGGGGGTCCATTTCTCAAGAAATGATTGATCAGTGGCAACAAGATTACTCGAACTACGTTGCTACCACGCTCAATCCCGCATTGACGGCGGCTGCGATTACAGGTGGTACCGATGTTCAAGCCAGCGTATATGCGGCATTCGGAAGTGTGCCCGCAGAAGCCATGCTGGTTTCCGACGTTGCGGTATCCAACTGGATAAGGTCACATGGTGCTGAGTTGGTGGTTGACATAACCGACAGTCAACGGCAAGCACTTGCGGGGATAGTTCATGAATACGGTGTGAAAAAGTTTGTGGGAGCCGATGAACTTGCGCGGTATATCAGGCCTGTGGTTGGCTTGACTCCCGGTGAGGCCCGGGCCGTGGCAAAATATCGGGAGTCACTACTGACTGGCGGAATGTCGAGGGCAAGGGCCGACGCGTTGGTCGGCAAATACTCCAGTAAATTACATCGGGGCCGGGCGCTTAGAATTGCCAGAACTGAAATATCATTCGCATTTAATCACGGCATGCTCGACACCGCAAGGGCATATCGAGACGGCGGACACTTGCCTCGAACGCACATGCTGATAAAAGAATGGCTGACGAATGTCGATGAACGTACGTGTCCATACTGCAACGGGCTGAACGGTCAGGTGGTGGGGCTTGAGGGCGATTATGTGCCGTCTGACACAAGGCCCGGTAGGGACGGGGTAGACAGAACAATCACGCTCGATGCGGTGGAGACGCCGCCCGCGCACCCGAATTGCAGGTGCACAACGGCCATCGTATTAAGGCGAATTGGGAGGTAATAATGGAAATAAAAATATTCAATATGCAGTTTAAGGACGTGACGGCGGAGGGCGAATACGAGGGCAAGGCGTCGGTCTTTGGGAATGTTGATCTTGGCGGCGATATTGTAGAAGACGGCGCATTTACCAAAACCCTGCAAGAGCGGGAAGTTTTTCCAACATTTTATATGCACACCCCATTGAAACTTGTGGGCGGGGCATCGTTTGAGCAGCGGAAAAAATATTTACATCAATTCGGTAAATTGAACCTCGATTCACAATTGGGCCGCGAAACGCTTTCATTTATGAGACAGAAAGTTATTACCGAAATATCAATCGGGTATGAAGCGATAGACAGTGTGGTTGAAGATCGAAATGGAAAGCGAGTTAGAATTTTAAAAGAATTAAAACTATACGAAACCTCCCTGCTCCCCGCCGGATTTGCGATGAATCCGAAAGCAGTTGTCACGCTGGTTAAAATGCGTAACAGATTATATGCCCCTGACGAGGGGATGGAAAATAACAGCGGGCCGGGCGACGCCCACCCAACAAACGACAACGAGCCGCCCAACGGGCACTCCACAGACAGGACCATTGCCGAGCTAAAACTTTTCTTGGCGATGAAAGAACACGAAGCACATAAACTATTAGGAGGTTTATCAAATGGAAGATAATCAAATCAAAGACCTTGTGGACAGCCTGAATCGTACACACAACGATTTTAAGGAATACCACGAGCGGGCGGAAAAGGAAATTAAGGCACACGGCAAAGAGTTGGCGCAAACGAAAGAGGCGCTTGAGAAGATCAACGCCAAGCTCGATGAGAAAGACGAGCAACTCGAAACCGCGTTGACTGAAATCTCGGCTCTCAAGGCCGCGAAGGACGCGCCGCCTTTGGACGGCAAGTCCGAGGATGAAATTAAAGCAGAGAAGACGGACATCGAATACAAGGGCGCGTATGATCGCTACTTGCGAAGGGGGAATGCTCGGCTCAAAGACAGCGACCGCACTATACTCGAAGCCAAGTCGATGGAGGTCAAGACACTGACTTCGGGTAGTGATATTGAAGGCGGGATTTTTGTTCCGGCCCAGGTGTCAACTGACTTGATAATGGCGATTGATGAAATCAGTCCGATAAGGGCAATCGCTAATGTCGAGCCAACAACCTCAGACCGTTACAGGTATCCGAAAGAAACTGCATCGTTTAGCGCCGTGTGGGCTGGCGAAACCGAGACACGCGCAGAAACCGCCGGAACGGCTTTTGGGATGGAAGAAATCCCGGTCAACACAATGACCGCGATGGTTCCCGTTTCAAACGATCTGTTGGAAGACAGCGTTTTCAATCTGGAAGCATATCTCAACAAACGTTTTGCGACCAAGTTTGCACAGGCCGAGGGCGCGGCCTTTGTCACCGGCAGTGCGGTGAAGCGCCCTGAGGGATTCACGGTCAACGCAGCCATCTTGGCCGCTTACGTTCCTTCTCTTGAGGATGGCGCATTCACCGGCGACGGCATTTGGGACATCGTATACGATCTGAAAGAAGGCTATGCGGCTGGCGCTAACTGGGTTTTGAAGCGCACTAGCATCGGCGCAATTCGCAAACTCAAGGACTCAATGGGCGGCTATCTGTGGGTACCCGGTCAGGTGGGCCATGGCGGCATCGCGCTTGCCGAGCCTTCCACATTAGCGGGCTACCCGATAGTGGCGGCTCCCGACATGCCAGCGGTTGCATCCGACGCCTACGCAGCTGCATTCGGCAACTTCAAAGCCGGGTATACCATTGTTGACCGCCGAGGGATTGTGATCAAACGAATTGAGGATTCGACAACCGTCGCCGGTAATTACACTCAGTTCTGGGCAACCCGACGGGTAGGCGGCGGGGCGGTGTTGGTCGAAGCCATCAAACTTCAAAAACTGGCCGCAAGCTAAACCGGAAAGGGTGAGGTGAAATCATGATGAGATACACTAAAACAATCGCCTCAAAGGTGATAGCATTTATGGTGGCTGTCCTAATCGTGGGCGCGGTTGCGGCTGCGAGTTATAACGCACTCGTCTATATCGAGCAGGGCGGATCACGCATGGTCGTTGCAGATGGTGGCTCATTGGACATCGAATCCGGTGGCGAAATAGACATTGAATCCGGTGCCACACTGGCGGTCAACGGGACGATTGACATTGCCGCTGGCAATCTGGAAATAGCGGACACGGCAGTCACATCGACAGCCGCCGAGTTAAACGTTCTTGACACCTTCACCGGCGATGTCGCGGATTTGGAATGGGCAAAGACTCTGCTCGACACCGGCGTGACGGAAGCTGAATACGACCAGCTTGACGACAATATGTTTACTGCGCATCTCAATATCAATTCGAGCACGATTGCGATTGTCGAGGGCACGACAGAAGACGCATACGAAATGACTTTCAAAATAGTTGACCCCACAATGGACAACACCTTTACCATTCCGGATGTTGCCGATGGCGCGATTGTGCTTTCCAGTTTGATGGCCGAGGCCGACATTGACGCCGGATCGGCTTCAACAAAGTGGACAGTAAGCGATACCGCAAATTGGACGGTTGACGTTGGAACCGGGAATGGTCGTGGTGGGGGCAACGTCTTGGAATTCGCGACCGACAATACGGTTGACGATGAACTGACATTCGATAACACGTCAGTAATAGATTTGACTGGAATGAATTACATCTCATTCTGGCTGCGAAATGACGGTGGCACCATCGCAGCCGATGAATTGGACGTTGACCTCAGAACCCCCGCCGACACGATTCTAACGAATTGCGGCGGTATTCAAATTCCGGCGATGGCGCAAGACGACTGGACGGCGGTCACATTAGACATTTCGTCATGCACTGAAAAAGATCGTTTTCAAAAACTGGCTATCGTTGCCGACACCGGAATAACGGCGAACACCCTGGTTGACGTGCAGGGGTTCATCGCCCATAAAATGTCCAACGGAACAGGGCCGCCGCGAGGTCGCCTCGAATATCATCCGGTATCGAGCGGCACCGTCACGCAAGGGCAGGTTGTTTGTGCTCCTGAAATTCCGAGCATGGACATCGGTGTTGAAACCTGCGATGCGAACGATTATGCGCCGATGGGATTAGCGGTTACGACTTCAACAACCTATGTCGTAATTCAGACATCGGGAGTTGCAATAATGGAGGCCGGAAACGCAGTCACGGACAATGCGGACGTGGATGTGCTTTCCGGCGCGGTCACTATCGATGATGCGGGCAGTATCGAAAACTCGATAGGCTACGCGATGGAGGCCGCTGCGGACGCCAACGATTTCATTTACGTCAGGCTGCAATTTTAACAGATCAATAAACCAGGAGGTGAACGATAATGAAAAATTTACAGACAGACAACGCGCCCATACAGTCCTTGCCCCCGGAGGCATATGTCACAACCGAAGAGGGCGTGTCCGCCGATTTGGCGGGATATAATGGCGCGACATTTCTCGTCGATTGCGGGGTAGTGACCGACGCTCTTCATACAATTACGTTTGAGGAGTGCAACACCACAGACGGCACATTTTCAACCATCGCAACCACCGATCTCGTGGGCGACAACACCGGTGGGGTAACGTGCGCGACGAACGTTGATGAGTTTATCGGGCTGACGGATTATTATGGCAACAAGCGATATGTCCGGGCGCTCCTGACCGTTACCGATAATCCGTCAAGCGGCGGCGTGTTCGGGGTTTCGATTTTGAGAAACCATGCCCGACACAAACCTGCCGGCGATACTCAGACGCCGTAATAGGGAATGGTATGGAATACGAATCCTTAAAATTGTCGAATGGGCCTGATGTGGAGCCAATAAATCTTGAAGACGTCAAGAATCATTTGAGGATTACGGGCAACGCTGAAAACGCTTATTTGACCACGCTGATTGCATCAGCGAGGCAGACAGTCGAGGGCTGGCTTAACAGGGCGCTGATAACGCAGACATGGATTCTCACAATGGATTCAGCGCCATCAAGGATAGAATTGCCATACGCACCATTACAGTCGATCACGAGCGTCAAGGGCTACGATTGGGATAACGACAGTGAAACGCAATCGAGTGACGAATATCTGGCCTTGATAAATGTAGAGCCGGGCATCCTGCTTTTAAAAAGCGGGTATGCCTGGCCATCACATCGCGGGCAGGCATCGTTTGAAGTCACGTACAAGGTTGGCTACGGCGATGCCGCAACCGATATTCCCTACAACATCAAGCACGGTATATTGTTACTCATTACCAAATTATACGAACGGCGCGGTGAAGACCCGGGCGCGTTGATTGTCGAAAACGACGTGCTCGGATTTCTTGCTGGCAGTCAGGTGCTGGACATCTGATGCCACAAGTCAAAACAGGACGCAGCGCGGTTTTTGATTTCTCGATTGGGGAAATGAGGGATAGAATCGAGATTCAAAGCCCTGCGTTTACATCGGACGGCTATGGCGGCAAGTCGAAGTCATGGCAAAGCGTTGTGACGACGTGGGCCAAGGTGGTTGCGTTAAGCCCATACGAACGAAATATAACAGCGCAGTTGCAACAGGAGCATGACCACCGCGTGATTATGAGGTTCAGAACGGACGTGAAACGAAAAGACCGCGTGGTGTATTATGATGATCCGCAAGTTCGACACTTCGAAGTCGAGACCGTGCAACAGCCGGACAACAGGCGGCGGTGGACGGTTATAAAATGTCGGGAGATAACAGCGTGAAAATTACCATTAAAATGGATGGCGTTGACGCCGAAATCAAGCGCTTGGAAACGTATGGCGCGGAGGTCCACGAAGAGTTGCGTGCGACGCTGCACGAGGCCGCCACTAAAATGACCAAGGACGCGAAAAAGGATGCGCCGTATAAAGATGGAGGTCTTAAAAAATCAATTCGGTGGTACATGCGCGGCGGCCTGTGGGCCATCGTTAGGGCAGGCGGGAGGGGCGTTGATTACGCGCAATATCAGGAATATGGGACGCTGCACATTTCCGCGAAGTACTACATGACTTGGAATCATACGAAGTGGGGAAAATGGTTTCTTTACGAATGTAAAAAGATTCCAGGACGAGCGGGGGCGACCTGATGTGGGCCGCATTTCAAAAAGCGCTTTTCGAATGCCTGACAGACGACACTGTATTGATGGCACTGCTGAAAGGCGATGGCGTTTTCGATTACGTTGACCCCGAAATCCCAATGCCGTTTGTCACGATTGGCGATGACATGATTACCGATTGGGACGATAAATTTCAAGACGGTGGGGAGATCACAGCCATGATTCACATTTGGAGCGATTACGATGGCTCGAAATCCGCGAAGCAAATCGCAGATCAAATTCGTAGTCGGTTACGGAATACAAAAATAAGTCTTGCCGCGTCAAGCGGCTATGATGCCATTGCCACCGGGAGGCAATCAGCCCCGGCGGTTTCACTAAGAGAAGATGACGGTACTCGACATATCGTACTTCAATACAAATTCTTAATTGAGGAGGTAAATTAAAATGAGCGGAAGCGCAGATAAAATTCGTGGCGACGATGTCTATCTCGAAATCTATACCGGAGCGGCATGGGTCAAACCCGGGGGACAAGAGGATACGACACTTACTCGAAATAAAGACACGGTGGAGACGACAGATAAGGACAGTGACGGATGGAAAGAAAATATCGATGGATTCAAGGGCTGGGAAGTTTCTTGCCCCATGTTTTTCGAAGAGGCCGACTCCGGACAAGTGGCAATTCAGCAGGCGTTTGAAAACAACGACCGGCTGCAAATTCGGGTATTCGACGGGACGAGTTATCACACCGGATATTCGCGTGTAACAAGTTACGAAATGGCCGCGCCCGCTACGGACGCAGTCAAGATCAGTTGCTCATTCACCGGCGATGGCGCGTTAGCAGAAAGCTAAAAAGGAGGTAATATATAATGGGACAGACAATTACAAAGCAGACGCTTGACCCTGACGTTCCGGCGGTTATCAGCTACGCAACTGCCAGCTCTACTGATGGCACATGGGATAACGTCGGAAGCGGTTTTAGAACATTGGTCATTTCAAACACATCGACCGACACAACCCACACCGCCACCGTTGACAGTCAGACTGACTGCGACCAGAACAACGATCACGACCTTTCGGCAACAATAGCGCCTGAGACCATCAAGGAATTTGGGCCGTTCAATCAGGCCAGGTTTAACGATAGTGACGGCTATGTGAATTACGAACTCGACTCAACCGCCGATCTGGAAATAGCGGTAATAGAGACGCCGGTGGTATGATGAGCGGAAAACCAGATGCTGATGCAATCGTCGAATTTGGTGGCAAGCCGTGGAAAATAAGGTACACGACTGCCGCGATTGTTAGTG